TAATGCTATCACCAGCTACATACTGCCAATCTAATCCGTTGGTAGCAGAAGAGTTAGCAGTGACAACCTTGTTGTTTGTGCCAACCCCTAATCTTGTTTCAGAGTCTACCGTGTTGTAAACGAGCAAGTCACCCTTAGTGGTTAGCTTATCATCACCAACCACATTCACCTTCTGCCATTCACTAGCAGAGCTTGAATACTTTAAGTATTGGTCATTTGCAACAGAGTCAGAACTTATAGCCTCACCCTGTATCTTGGTAACTGTAACAGCACCAGCATTAGTCATTGTGGCATCACCTGACAATGCAGCAGCAGTGAAGCCTGTACCATCACCAATTAGAATTTCAGTTGTGGCTAGTGCTTTATCGGAAGGAACACCGGAAGAGTTAGCATCTCTTACCTTTACTGTGTTCGCTGCCATGTTGTCCAACTTTGCATTGGTGACATTAGCATCCAGTATCTTTGCGGTAACTACTTTATCAGCACCAATGCTTGTGACACCAGCATTAGTTAGTGTGATGTCTCCAGTTATTGCTACTGGATTGTAACTTGTTCCATCAGCAACCAGCATGTACGCATCTGTATTGGTTGCCATGATGATGTCATCACCGGAGATGGTGATGTCTGTTCCGACTGTCAATGCTCCAGTTGTATCAAGCGTGGTGAAGTCACCCGCTGCTGGGGTTGAGCCACCTATTATGGTAGCATCAATCGTTCCACCTTCAATGTCTACAGTCTTATCATTCTCTGGATCAACAGATAAAGTAACCCAGGCATCGTTAGCCTGGTTTCTTATTTTTAGAAGATTGTTGCTTGTGTCTAGCCACAGCAAACCCATCGCTCTTGCAGCATTGCCACTCGCAGATGTATCTACTGTTGGTGCGGATGATTTCGCAATGAGAACCTGGACTGCCTGATCTGGACCGATACCACTATCAAGTGAACTATCCGTTCCTACAGGAAAGGTTTTCTGCAGAATTTTCTTGATGAGTTGAAGATGATCATCCCCCTGTGAGATGTCATCAGAGGAAAGTGGATTTGTGCGAACTAACGCACTAATAAAATTGCCTGTTTCTAGTGCCATTAGAAGTACCCGCCTGTATTCATTACTCTCATTTCTGAGCCAGAATGTCTATCCTTGTTATCTTGTTCCTGTATATCGGAAATGCTCTGACGCACTGCCTTCTCCCATAGAGGAACTCTCGCATCGTTCATTAGGAATGGCTCTGCCTGTAAGAGCGATCCATAGAGGTATAGATGTGGTGCATTTGTAATAACCCAGTTGGTTGTCGCGGAATCTGACAACGCATCAAACTGCTTATAGTAGAGCATACTTGTGGTCATAACTGAAGCTGGGGCTGGACCCAGATAGAACTGATCTTGGATAATCGTATATGCGTTAGGTGTGCCAGATGTGCTACCAGCCCAGACTCTAAACATCATCTCTGGGGTTAAGTAAGCTAAAGATCATATCGGACTTGTGGCTAAGTGAAACTCCTTCATCTGCAAGTAACCAGTAGGGAGATCATAATTCCTCTGACCACCAACCGTACTAATGGAGGTATCCAAAGTTTCCATACCTCTCACCCTCAATGGTCTGATAACCATTGCTTCACATAGAGCAATGAACTCCGGTATTCTCTCGGTCAGATCATCCCTGTCAAGCCAGTTTGCAACACTGGTCTGCAGCTCACCATAAGTCGAAATTGCCATCTATCTTGTCAGTTCAGTAATATAAACTGATGCTGTGCTTGACCCAGTAATCGCTGCACACAGAGCTTCCGGTTCTACACGAAAAAAGTAAGGTGTTCCACCTGCGATATAAGTGGAGGATGTCGTGGCTGGGCGATCTGGATTAAAGGCAACGAAACAACCAGCAGTTGCAGTTACCATAACTATATTTGTATCCGAATTAAATGCAGATGTTGCAGTTGCACCACTGGATGTCGTTGCGGATAATGTATGGGTCGTTACTGGTCTAATAACGTTTGTGGTTCCTGCTAGATTTATCATATCTTGTTCCTCTATAAATTGGTTGGTGATGTTCTAAAAAATCTGTTGTCTGGATCATTCAGATACTTGTTGAGAAGTTTCTTATCCTTCTGTATTGCATTATCCGTATCAAGCAACCACTGCTCCCATACAGTGACAGGAACAGAAGCAACCTTATGCCAAGTACCCCTTTTACCCGGAGTCAACTTATCACCGTACTCGTTCATCATCATCTTGTTATATTCCAGTATAGGCTCTACATCCTGAACTGTATCAAACGTAACACTGCCATCGTTATGCTCGTGCATATCCGTTCGCCTTCCTGGCATATATTCAAAAACTGTTTTCCTAGACATAACCTACACCACCTACCTTTTGTGCTCTGCCACCTTCTGGTGGATAAGCTTTTTCCAACCATTCACGGGAAGTCTCTGGAACAGGCTCTCTCTTTTCCCGTTTGGTTTTTTTCATCTTTGATACCTTCCTTACAACATCTTCCAAGTCTTTCATGTTTTAGCTTCCTGATAAGAAAACCCATCACTTAGAAAACCATAACGAACCCCATAATGAGGGATCACAGTTCCTAGTGGGAATTCTCCATTAAATTTAAGAAGTGGGCAATCAGGGGGTAAGTAGATCTCTATACCCCTTCCCTTGGCAAAGCCAAGCAAATACTCACAGTTAGGTCTTTCATCCCTGTATTCATTTGCATGACCCCACTCACCTTGTTCCTTCATGTCCACACCCCACAAACCAATCCTATCGTACTTCTCATATATTGCCAGCCCAAGCATATAGGCAATAGATGAGTTGTAGTAATCACCTATCAGCATGGATACCTCTTCCAATGGATACTTAATCGCATTGGGGATGTCTTCGTAGGCTTGCTGCATGTACAACTTACCGTCAAGATCCCTTAACCTATCCTCGTATCCCTTGCGGTAGAACGTGGGGGTTGCAGCTCTTATACACTCTAATGGGTGTATGTCAAACAATCTATCGAAGTGTGGATAGCTCCCCTCATCCCAGGGCAATCCCCACATCTCCCAGAATGGACTATTGTAGGGTGCAGCATCGTGGGTAGATGGTGCCAGTCCAACAATAGCTACTTGCTTAAATCCCATTCGTACTTATCAATACCTCATCTGGTATTGTGAAATTTCCTGATACACTTACTCTCTCTCCCTCAACCCAGAATGGGTGAACAGAGTGATCAAGCGTGGCTGGGAACATAAGCATCAAGTTTTCGGTTGGAGCAACATCCCATTCCTTAACACATAATGGACTGATTGACTCCCCATACCTAAAGAAGATATGCCCAGCAGATTTTACATTTGAATCAGCTTGTTCCTGAAATATAACATCAGGTACCTTTAAGTATATTACAAAGGAAATAATACCACTATGCTGATGGTTGGGATTATGGTCATATCTTTTCTGATAATTAATCCATAGGTTCTGTAAAGCTATTCCGAACTTTTCCTTTCCAGGTACAAAGTTCAACCTTCTAGGACCATAGTGCGCGGTAATAAAGTCGAACCACTGAAATAACATACCAGCCAGTTCTTCATGTACAGTCTCTACATACGCATCACCGTAGTTATATGAACCACCAAAGTACATATTCCCAGCAAGTTGTTTGCTAAAATTATGCTCTTCCTTTTTCCTTATCCGGTTCCCTTCTTTTAGAAGAGATTTCTTTAGTTTGTCACTAATGAAGTTTGCATATACACATGGACCGAAAGGAAATATAACCTTGCCACCTGTGCCATCCTCTACACTCGGACAAGCAGTAGTCAGTTGACGATAGCTAAGCTGTCCACCCTTCCCATCCTCTACGACAGAACCCACGGTTTTTGATTTTTTCATAAGATCGGGGGTGGTTTTACCCACCCCCTATATACCTCTTACGCTTTACAGTCAGCTAGAAAACCGCTAGAAGCTTGGTTCTTAGATTCAAGACCGTACTCCACGACTAACATCTGTCGCACAGAGTCGCCTGACTTAGCCAGTGCCTCTGTCTTAAAAGGTCGGAGGTAAGCCACAGACCAGTAGTCAAAATCAATAAAGAACACATCCCTATCACGGAATTGGTTTCGGTCACTCACAATTTTGAACGTACCAAAATCGCTGACATATACGTCAACCGCTGAAATAACGTGAGCAGGTTTAGGACCATTCGCTGCAGTACGCATAGGAACACTAACATTCGCTGTTGCGGGTTGTGTTGCTAAAGCTGAAATAGCTTGCTTAATGGTCGGTTTGCATAAAATAACATCGGGATCACCACCAGCCTCGTACACTTGCTTTATGACGGTTCTGATATTAGCTTCCGTAATGGAAGCAGTAGCAGTTGCGTCAACAGGTGCAGTCGTGCCCAAAGAACCGGCAGTCGGTGAGCCACTGGTTGAGTTATTGGAAAGGTATCCAGTAGCCAACCAAGTGCTGATACCAGCACTCTTTCTTGCTTCAGTGGAGTCACCAACAGCTTTAACGACATTGTTCGTCAACATATATTCTATGTCACGTTTCATCTGCTTGGCTTTCTTCGCTAACTGGTAAGCTTGCGAATTTTTTCTGCCAGCATAATCGACTGCTTCGTTGGTTCCTGATGTTTGAATTGTATAAACACTTATCTGCGTGTAATTATCTAACAACACTGGATTGGCCCGAGCATCATTGGTCGGGTCATTTCCTTCTACAGCTTGGTTCGTAGAACCTGCAGCGATAGTATCGGTCTGCCACTGAAACTTAGTGCTATCAGCAGTACTTCTGCCACAACCACTAAAAAAGGGAGTATCCAATGGAGCTATATTATAAATCACGTTCGACAAGTCTTCCCTAATACCTACAGCACTGTAAGTAAGAGAAGTATTTGATGGAACTGCCATAATTTTTCTCCTATTATAATTCTATAAAATCCTCCAAAAGACTCACCGCATCTCTGTGGTGTCCAGTCTCTCGGAGCCTTTTCATATTCGCAGCTCTCTTTGATTTGTCGCTGTCAGACTTTTGCACACCTTTGCCACTCCTGATGACTTTGGGTTTGTTCTTTATCTTTTTAGACTTAACTGTTTTGACCTTCTTCTGGTCATCTTCCCAAGCTTTAGCTTGCATTAAGATTAGAATAGAACGGTGATCGAAAAGTTGTGCTAACTCTTCCTCGGCAAAGCCCTTGGTAAAAGCGAACTGTCTCAGTTCACCAGCAATCGCTTTCTGTTTCACTGGATCTCCCCAATCGGGAAGGATACTGACTAACTTTTGATGTTCAGTCTGTGCCCAGTTTTGAAACTGATGTTGCTGTTCAGCATTTTGCTTTTCTGCTTCTTGTGCGTGTGTCTGTTTTAGCTTCTGAACACTGCTCTGGGCTTCTCGGAAGTCATCCCTCTTTGTGAGATATTCTTCCTTGTCTTCGGTTTTTAATCGTTCCCAGTCAATGTTCTCAAATTCCTGTAGCGAGGAGAGACTAAGCTGTACTCCTTGTGCTAAAGAATTGATATACTGCTGTCGAGCTTCCTGAGTCGCTGCAACTTCGGTCTGGTAGAACTGTGCTGCCTGATCGAGTTGTGAGCGGTACTGACTTAGCTCTTGTGTTTTCTTTGTGTAGTCTGCCTGTCGAGAGTATCCCTTTATGAGTTCATCTTCAGTAACCTCATGGTCTTCACCATTTATCTTAACGGTGTAGACATCAGGTGTGTCAACTTCCTCTTCAGTTTCTTCTTCTTCAGGTGACTCTTCCTCTTCATCCTCTGATTCCTCTTCAACTTCAGGTTCCTCTTCGGATGCTTCGGGTTCCCCTTCAGATACTTCCTCTGATGGTTGCGCTTCCTCGGTTTCCGGTTTCTCCTCTTCAGGTTCCATCAAGCCAAGAATAGCTGTCTCTGCCTCTTTCATACTACCCTCACCTGGGGGTAGTGCTATATTATGCGGGGCGACTTGCTTATCCGCTGCCATTTTTTATTCTCCTATAGTTGGTATTGCTGCATTTTCTCAGCCATCTGTCCAGTTTCCAAAATGGATTGAAGATGGATGCGAAGTCTATCCAGCAGTCTCATAGCTAACCAAAGCGATTCTCTGGTTTCCTTATCACCGGTACCTGATTGTTTCCAGGTATCCAGTAAATCTTTTTCAAGTGTTTCAAATGCCTCTTTGATAAGAGGATCGTTTAGTAGAGATTGCGCTCTACGCGCTCTGTCATCCAATGGCTACTGGTCTTCCTTGCTCAGCTTCAAGCTGGATCTCTGCCATCTTCAGGTTAGCGTCAACCTGTGTCTTCATGGCTTCCAACTCTAGCCTCTGCTGTTTAACTTGAATGTCGGCAGCTTTGATTTCAATCTCTTTCTGTTTAAGCTGCATCTCCATTTGATCTATTGATTCCTTGGGGTTAGGTTGGTCAGGTACTTGATCGGGATCAGTCAAGAAGTCTTCAACGTTCTGGAAGCCCATATTCTTTATGAGTGCTGCCCCCATGTTATAAAGGTTCTTCTGATTCACAATCTTCAAACCACCCTTCATTGCATCCCCTGCAAATGAAAGCATAGTGGAAAGGTGCATCATCTGCTGGTCACGATTACCGCTTCCTATTCCTACGGAAACAGTACAATCGTATCTATCCTGCCACATGTCTGGTCTGACTGTGATAAAGTTATTTCTCAGCATGATGATCCTTTCGTGATCCTGATTCTTTTGTACTAACTCAAATATATTGAGCATCAACTCCTTCACACCTGTTTCTGCGAAACTCCTGGCAATCAGTTCAACACGAGACTGTGCTGCCGTCATCGTGGCAGACACAGCCTGTGCTGTGGTGTGGGAGGTTAGTGCATTTTCATTTAGACCCTGGCTGTACTTACTTACACCGGATCTTGATTCTCTCAGCTTGTCAAGGTAGTCAAGCATCTGGAATGAACTTTGTTCAAGCTGTGGTGTGGCTAACGGCATGATAGCGTTTGGTGACTTGACTCTCACTATACCGCCCGGTCTTTGCGTGAGCAAATCATCCAAGTTAGCCTGACCCTCTAGTATAGCATATCTACCGAAGTTCTGGTTATACATGTTATCCATGAGGTTTCGTGTCAATACAGATTTTATCAACTGAATTGACATTACAAGATCCGCAATAGATAACCCAAAGAACTTATGCGGGATCTTAATCGGTGTGATGCTTACGAAGGGAATCCTATCAATAGGATCATTCTGGAGGATCTCGCTCCCTACCGTTGTGATCTTTCTCAGTTCCGCAATCCCGTCATCATCTTCATCTATGCGGATGTAACTCTCATGCAGCCAATACGTTCTTAGTTCTTCACTGTTTCCCGCTCCCTCATCGCCCCAGCCTGACCAGAACTTAGCGGAGTTATCGAACTCATATCTTGCCAATCTTTCTGCGGAGAACGCATCTATATCCGTATCACCACCACCCATCGCCTCTACATCATCTATCTCAAATCCCATCTCCCTTAACTGGGAAACAGTCTTGAGTACACGGTGACAGACAAACCTTGCATCCTGTATTGTCTTAGACTCTCTGGAAATAAGGAACTCATCAGGTGGAACATTCTCTACCTTTACTCTTCCTGACTGTCTCCTTCTTTTTATAACAACATCATGGAACTCACCTTCCTCTTCCGTTCGTGGAGTGTGCTCGATGATCTCAACATCATCATTCATAATGAGCATGTTGAACTCTACTTCATCCAGATTGTTGTACTCTTCCCGATTCCAATCCTCTGTCTCATCCCACCAACACTTAACGATACCATTCTTTTGTAGAAGTGCATCAGTGAACCAGGAGTAAAGGATTTCCCAACCAGGGTTGTCACGCATGAAAACATAATTAACGTAATCCGTGGCTTGCTTGGCTGACTCTACATCCTCTGGACCCTGTGGATTGAAAACAACCACCTCATCA